TAACCAACAAGCGAAGATTGTATCCAAGAATAGGATCGTCTTCGTACTGAAGAACTGGCAGACGCACAGAACTATCGCTGCAGAGCCGGAGGGCGCAACGCCTTTCCAACTGTCGTTCGATAGCTATGTGAAGGATCGTCTTATACCTTATGGTATAGACTTACGCCATGGCCAGTCGGTGCACCAGTCCGCTGCTTGTAAAGCTTCCCTTGACGGGGAAGACGCAACGGTGGATATGAAGCAAGCGAGTGATTCAACTGCGTTGAACGCAGTCCACTTGCTCTTTCCTCACGAATGGGCGGAATTTCTCCGCAAATTCAGGTGTGAGGAGTACACCGGAGCTATCGGTGACGGAACGTACGCTAAGTTCTCCTCTATGGGGAATGGAAGTACTTTCGTTATTGAGACCCTCATCTTCTGGGCCGCCGCGCGCGCTGTGGGAGCTCGAAAGGCTCTCGTTTACGGCGACGACGTGATTATTCCGGTCGATTTAGTACCGGAGTATGTGCGGTTCCTCAAGTTCCTCGGATTCCGTATCAATACGGAAAAGACATTCACAGAGGGTAACTTCCGTGAATCCTGTGGGGGTGATTATTTCTTCGGGCGGCTAGTTACGCCGTTTTATCTCCGAAGGTATCCCCGCAGCAGACGCGATTGGTCCCATATTGTCAACGGGCTCAACGGTCTGGCCTACAGTGACTCCAGTCTAGAGAAACTGGCCGCGTCGTTCTTGGTTGCGGAAGAGCTTAGGCTCGTCCCCTTCAATGATGACTCCGGTTCTGGTGTCTTTATACCTCCTGGAGAAGCTTACTCGAGGAAATTGATAAAAGTCAAAGATAGTGTAGGTTCATTCTCGGCCTACTCTGTGATACCGAAGACGAAACCCACGTGGGGATGGCGTTCCGCCCTCCTCTGGCACCTCTCCGCCCTTTCGGGTGAGAGACGACGTAATGGGTTTCAAGAACCAGGCATGTCGCCTGTCATCTTCGATGTTCCACAGTCTTCGACGGTAACGGGAGTGCGTATGACCGTGTCACCACGGGTGTATGCACCGAGTAGTCCATGCCCTATCCACGTCTATGAGCTTATGCCGGCAATGATTGCGGCTCACGCCCTCGTAATGAGGAATGTGATGAAGCGACGACGCTCCACTTCGCGCAATGCGAAGAAGGGTAGGGTACGCACACGTTAGTAAAACACACTTAGCATCAGCTAAGCTGACGTGTAACGGACTTTGGCAGGAC